ACTCCACTAAGGATAGCCACTCACGCATGAACCCTTCCATGTCAGGCTTGTCTGTGTAGGCTACAGAGTTATTGGCTAACGCACGTTGACCCTCGTTCTCCCACCAGCTACCAGACTTAGCGTGTGCCATGCGTCCATCACTAAGGTTAGACAGGCTAATCATAGCTGAACGGCGTACACCACCCACGACTACAACCTCACCAATCTTACACATGATGTCGTGACACTCAATGCTAGTCAGCTTGCGTCCTGCGGCTGCCTTGAACTTAGCCACAACAAACTTAAACAGGTCATCAAGTGGCTCAGGTCCACTGGCTCTACCACCAAAGGTCTTGAGCCTAGCACCTGCTGGACGTACCTTAGACAAGTCCCACTTAGGAATGTCACCTGAGTATAGGTGTGACAGCAGCTTATGTAAGGCTCTTGCCCAGCCTTCCTTACTATCCTTAACTGCAATCACATCATCACTATAGTCTAGTGCATCAGGTACTTCAGGTAACTTTGCAATAGACTGACGCTCCACGCTGAAGCCAACGCCAGTACCACACAGTAGGATAAACATGGCCTCATCAAAGGCACGGATGTGATCCACTGGTAGGTAGCTACAGTTGTAGATACAGGTGTTGTCACGGTCTGCTGCTACCCCTGCTGTCATCAAGGCTCTCATGCTAGGCATCACCTCAAGGTTGATGATAGCTTCCTCAATCTCTTCCAAGTCTTTAGGGGGCAGACCAGTAGTAGCAATGTAGTTGATGTATCGCTGCACTGTCTCAGGCCAAGTCTCTCGCCTGTTCTCTTCTTCTAGCCATCGTGCATATCTGCTAGTAGCAATGAATGTTTGGTAGTCAGTTGGTAGGTAATTGCTACTCATCTGTTGTCGCCCTCTCCGTGTAGTGTGTTAGCTTCTTGTCGTTTCTTTAGTTTCTCTACGTTCATCTCTGCAATAGTCTGTAGCGATAAACCACAGTCGTGTGCTAGTGCAGCCAGCATCCAGAGTACATCACCCATCTCTGCTGCAATAGCTTGTTTCTGATCCTGCATTGGTATGCTATCACGCATCATCTTAGCAATCTTACCTGCCACCTCACCTGCCTCTTCAGCTAGGCCAAGGGCAGGGTATGAGATTGCATATGTCTTAGGATATACTGCTGTCTTTATTGCACCTATCTGGTACTCATAGAAATTTATCATTACCAATTCTTTCCCTTAGTCTTTTCCATAAGCTCAACCATCTTCTTGAGATACCAGATAGCTTTCTCTGCATCCTGAATAGGATTACCCTTCTTGAACAGGCGTGAACCTGTGTACTTAATCACGTTACCATGACAGTAGCTGATGGCATCCCACTCACCTAGTACATCTACAATGTAGTCAATGGTTTCAATCTTACCGTCAGCATAGTGAGCAGGACTATTAACCATATCATCAATGTGTGGCTGCTCTGAGTTAGCTAAGTCTTTCATAAAAGCCTCGTGTCTTATTGGGGTTGCCATAACTTTACCTCACCTGTGTCTGTGTCGTACTCACCATTACGTAGGATACGTGCTAGTCGTGCGTTCTCTAAAGCTACTTCTTCAGATAAACCTTTACTCTCAAACGCAGCAACAACCGCAGCCCACGAACAATTCTCTGATAAGATTTTATTAGCAGTGACTGAGCCAACTGAAGGACATCCCTTGTAGTTGTCTGTGCTATCTCCAATAAGCGTTTGATAGTAGAAGTTATACTTAGCTTCTTCCTCAGTGATTGTAACAACTTCTCCATTGATCCAATGCTTTGCTGGTACAGTTTGTAAGTCCTTATCTTCAGACCACACAATAGTATCTGTATTCGCAGTAGATAGTATCCCAAGGACATCATCTGCCTCTACTCCTCTGTAAATTATAGTGTTGTATTTACTAGCTATGTATTCTCTAGACCACGGAAGCAGCATTGGCTTGCGTGTATCTGAGCGATTAGCCTTGTAGTATGGTGCTATCTTCTTACGATAGTTATCCTTATCAGACAAGGCTATGATACAATCCTGCACTGGTGCTTCTTCTACCAGCTTTCCAATCTGGTCATCAATGATTGCAGACACCTCGTTCTCAAAACAGTGTAAAGTCCACAGTCCATTACCCCAGTTAGTGGGTTTCTCTGCTGAAGCACAGGCTTTGTAAGCAATGATGTCACCATCAATAAGCAGTAGGGTCATCATCCACCTCCTCTTTTCTCTCATGTTTTCTTAGGATGCGTAGCCCTGTCTGTACCTGAATGTAGTCTAGGTAAGACTCAACGATCCACTTAATGCTTAGACAAATACTAACACTCAGGAATGAGCAGGTCAGTATTAGTTTCCATATGAAATCAAAGTCCATGCTGGATACACTCCTTCGCCTGTGCTACAGACATCTTGAACCACTCACCCCTGCGTTCAGCTATCTCTTCAGCAGCCTTATGTGCAGCAGCTTCAGCCTTGCGCCTGTCATTAGTAGACACAGAGTACATAAGCTTGTAATTACGGAAGGGGCTGCTGGTTTGATAACCATTAAGTCTATCTTCTGCATCAAGAGCCATGCCAATCTTTACCCACTCAGGCCATGCTGAGTTAGTGATGATGTAAACATATCCCTCTGTTACAGAGTTAATAAGATTATGACTATGCACATCATCCCAAGATTTATACCTACCTGCTTTGTGTAGTGGGTGTTTCTTGGAAACCTCTTTGCCATTAACATACATTCTATTAGCATCACGCTTACGTACTGCCTCTGGATTATCCTTATAGAAAAAAGGTTTACCTGTCTTTGGGTTAATGGGTATCTGCCCAGTTGTCTCCGTACTTGTACTCACTGTCGAGTCTACATCTGAACTTGAAGTGTCCTTCAACGTCCCGCATACACTTAAGAATAACTCGCCCTGCTTCATCTTCCTGTCCCTTCTTTACTACTACTTGAACCTCATCATGGATAAACGCTACAACTCTTGCGTCTAGCTTAGCCTTCTCTAAGGCACGACATATAAATACGTACCAAGTCTTACAGATAATTGCACCACAACTCTGGAGTAGCGTGTTGAGTGCAGCATGGCTATGTCGGATAGGAATGATACGTCCATCCAATCCCTTAACAAACCCACGCTCATCTGCTGCCTTGGCAACAGCATCCCTCAGGTACTTAAGTGCTGGTAGTTTCTTCAAGAACTTAGTCTTGATTGCCTTACCTTCCTTCGCACCCTTGCCTATGATCTTGCCTGTCTTCTCATCACCTGAACCATAGAGGAATCCATATATGAATGTCTTGGCTTGGTTACGTGAGTCAAGACCAGCAGCTTTTTGATTAGCAGTATGAATGTCACCATTCAAGACCACATCAGCATACGATCCATTGTCATAAGCAGCCATATAATGAGCAAGGCAGCGTAGCTCAAGACCAGAAGCATCAGCACCAAGTAAACTATACCCGCTAGGAGCAATGAATAGTTCTCTACACTCCTTGCCATATGGCGCACCAACGCTTGGCACTTGGGCTGTGTTAGGATTGGAATGAGTACAACGAGAGGTAACAGCACCCATGTGGTTAACTCGTCCATGTATCTTGCCTCCTGTCTGCATCTTTAGCCATGCCTGTTTGCCAGTACCTAGCTGACCTATACGTTTGTTCAGCATGAGGTACTCGTTAAGTAGCTCTGCTTCAGGCATATCAATACCAGATAAGATAGTCTCGTCTACCTTGGGGTCTCCACTGTCAGTGAATACCTCAGGCTCCCAGCCACGCTTCATCAGTCGGTCAGCAATCTGCTGTCGTGATGCAGGGTTGAAGGGGATAGTCTTTGTCTTAGTCTTTAGCTCTACAATAGTAGGCTCAAAGGTCTCTTGAAGTTTGTCTTCGATCTCCTGCTTGCGTCCCTGTAGCTTAGCAAACAAAGCCTCAGCCTTGGGTACGTCAAATGGGAAACCGTTTTCCTGCTGCTTAATGAGCAGAGTATGTATCTCAGTCTCTAAGTCTAAGGCTTCCTTGCTAAAATTTTTCTCCAGAATTTTGGAATATAACTTAGCTGTAACCTCTGTGTCTTGGATGCAGTAGTCGAGCATCTCAGGGGTGTATGTTGCAAAGCTCTCGCTGCCACTATTGAAATCACCTTTTAATTCTCCTAGTCTGTAGCCCCATGCCTTGAGACTATGACTACCAATCAACTTAAGGGGAAAATGTTTCGCCTTGTTTAGCTTGAAGTCTAGCTCCTTTACATGAGGCCATATTGTTCTAGAGTATACCAACGTGTCAATGACCTCACCCTTGTAGGTGTAGTCATACAACTTCTCTACCACTCGCAGGTCATAGTCAATAATGTTGTGACCTATAAGTGCCTGAGCCTTGTCCATAAAGGCTAGTGCTTCCTGCGTTTGTGTTGGGTCAAAGGTGTATACTTCATTAGTATCTACATCCCTAAAGACATGACACCATACTGTAGTCACATCATCATAGAGATTGTCTGCTTCTATATCCCAGATATATTTCATACTGTGTCTCCGCACTAGTTAAAATTCTTCTTCAATGTCTTCGTCTTCCCATACAGTTTCAACCATACGTCCTGTATCCTTACGATACTCAAGGGCAGCACATAGACCAGTCTCTCCAGACCAACGGTTCTTTAGTACCCTGACCTGACTGATGTTAGCATTGTCCTTGTCCTGCTGGTTCCTTTCTAATCCTATTACAATGTCACTAAGTTGACCGATAGCAGCACTACCACGTAGCTGGGCAAGGGATGTCTGTGCGCCATCCTCATGTCCCCTATCACCTGACGGACGCTTGAGGTGTGAGATCAGGATCATGCCACAGTTCAACTCCTCAACCAAACCCCTAAGCTTGGTCATGGTGTTGTCAATGATACGCCTCTCGTCACCACCCTCTAGTCCTGAGACAACAATAGAGATGTGGTCAAGTACAATGAAAGAACAGCCACATCCACGTACCAGATACCGTATCTTAGATAGTAGATTATCACTGTCAGTAGAACCCCAGTGGTCATACAAGTACACACGCCCTGTACCAAGGGTGGAGTCAAACGCATCCTTCATTTCCTGTTCTGTAACATCTTCGTTGTTGTTTAGGTGTAGTAGTTTGTTCATCTCAATAGACATAAGACCAAGAGCAGTACGCTTCACGTTCTCCTCTAGTGCTATGTAGCCTACAGTCTCACCCTGTTTGATAAGACTATGAGCAAACTCCCTAGCTAGTTGGGACTTTCCGATACCGGAACCTGCTGTCAGGGTAACGATCTCACCCTTGCGACAGCCACCAACCTTCTCGTTAAGTCCGTTGTATGGGTAAGGCACAGACTCCTTAGTATCTACTGCTGTAACAATATCCCATAGGTCTGTACCTGCTACGATACCATCAGGTCTGAATGTCTTAGCACCCCACACTGCATTGATAAGCTCCTCTGTCCGTCCAGCCTGAAGCATATCGCTGGCATCCTTGAGGGGAAGCTTAGCAATCTTAGCCTTGTTGGGTGGTAGGATAGAGGCACAGTCAATCGCTGCCTTCTGCCCAACATCATCGTTGTCGAACATAAGAACAATGCTGTCGTATTTAGACAACCATTCGATAGACCTAGCTATTGCTTTCTTAGCTGAGTCAATACCCTGAGGGATTGATACCACATCCCACTTGTTGTTAAAGGCTTGGCTCAATGATAACGCATCAAGCTCCCCTTCTACGATAGTAATCATCTTACCACCATCACGGCAGAGATGCTCACCATACAGGCCAGCCTTCTTGATGTCTCCTAACACTAGGAAATCCTTGTTAGGAAACCGTAGCTTCTGTCCTACAAGCTTACGGTGTTTGTCGTAGTAGTTAGCTACTTGAACCTTCTGCCCCTTGAAGGTAGCCACGCCATAGTTCCAGTGTTGCACTGTCTTTAGGTTTAGCTTCCGCTTAGATAAGGCTGTTGGTTCCACCTCTAGAAAAGAGGTGTTGGATTTAATAGGCTGCTCCACAAATAATTCCTCTTCATCAGCAGGTGTAAGTGTCTGGCACGAGAAGCAGTAGTGTTTACCATCGCTATATAAAGCATTGGCATCACTACTGCCACAGTGAGGACAGGCTTCATGCCTTATGAACTCACTGTTCTCTTGCATCCCTTAGGTCTCTCGTTAGTTTCTCTAGGTTTTTTATGATACTGTCATACTCCTTATCATATATAAGACCAACTTGCCAATCATCAATGATACTGTATGCTATATCTTCATAAGATATTTTATGTGATAGTTCATCTAAATCTATGAACACAGACAATCGTAGACCCTCTGGGTTTATCTCCATATTCATGTCTACATCAGATACAAACTCTTCTCTAACTTCAATAAGGCTCATTACAACCACTCCTTAGGTACAGTTCCTTCTGCCCAGACAAAACCATTACGGTCTGCCCACTCACTACAGGTCATCTTTGATCCATCCTTTCTTTTCTTAGCACCCTGAATTGTAGCCTTAGCGTTCTGGAATACAAAGCGTATGTCCTTGTCAGGGTACTGTGCCTTGATAGCCTTCATCTTACGCTGGCTATCCTGTCTAAAGTACCCCTTCAATTCTACAATCATGGTGTCTACTGCTAGGTCAGGGATGTAGTGGCGTTCCACATAGTACGGTATCTTCTCTGGTTCGTACTGATATGGAACACCACGTTCATCTAGATCACTGATGACCCTTGCCTCAAAAGTCCCCTTCGTCATCGGTATCACCAGTAGTAGGGTTACTATCAAACATATCTGTAGTGTCATCCTTAGCTACTGCTGCTGCTACATACCCATCCTCTTCATCGAACATGGATGCAGCACCATTACCATACTCTACTAGGTCTAGCACCTGCACACCACGGAGGTGCAGCTTCACACCTACCATCTTAGTAGCAGGGATGTAGTAAGTACGTGGCTCAAAGGATACATTGATAGTACTACCATTACCAATGAGTACGCTACCATCCATAGGTGTTAGCTTAGCATCAACAACGATAGGGTTCTGGGTGTAGGTAGTACCATCACGTCTCTTACCTACTGCATCAAGCTTGAACTTGAACTTGATGTCTCCAGTTTCAGTACCCTCTTGGTCTGTGTCTTCTTCAAATGGCAAGTGAGTGGACAGTTTACCCTGTAGCTTAGGGTTGGACTTCACCTCTTCTTCTAGTCTTTCATTGACTAGGCTTTCAAGATAGTCACTCAACTTTGCTGCTTCTAGTTGTGGTTTGAGTAGGTCTACAGAGTAGACACCATCAGGATTAAACTTGGTGTCTGGTTCAAACACCTTAACCCACATGGCCTTACCTGCAACACTCTTGTTCTTTGCTTTGGTCATATTAACTCCTAAGTAATGTTTAGTTATGCTTCGGCTATAGGTCAACTTTAGAAATCAGGCAAAGAAATAGTCAGAGTCTAGTACCTTTGACAAGTCTAAGCTGCCCTTAGCTGGAGGCTGTGGTATTGTACTGTCACCAAGGGTGGCGACAGCGTGGTCACGCAAGTCCTGTAGTACGTCATAGTTCTGGTACATATCTACAAAGGCTTGGCGTAGGGTGTGGCTCATGATACCCATGTTAGGACTGTGTGTCCCATAGCTGTCATGCACCATACTAAAGTCCACCATGTTAGCATCGAGACACTTGTTAATGGTGAACGTCAGGGCTGCTGCATCCAGTGAGTGGATGAAGTTTGGGCTAGCCCCTGTTGAGATACGAGAACGGTTCACACTGTCCTGTAGCTCCTGCTGGTAACTAAGGTAGACCAAGTTACCATCAATGTGTGTCTTGATGAGCCGCTTCTTTGTATTGTAGTACGGCTGCACCACTAAGAAGTTTGTTGGTGTGATCCACTCCATGTGCTGATTGGCTGCACCATAGTGTGAACCTACATCCTTAACGTAGTCCATAACCTGCCGTGCAGAAGAGATGGTCTCGTTAATACCCTGCCACACGTGCTTAGATAAGTATACACCGACACCAAACAGGTCATCCCCAAAGGGATTAGGTATACCCTTCTTGGTTATCTTGTCTGTTATTGCTTCCTGTATGTACTCACGACAGGCGTGTTGTGTACCGGAGTAGGGTACAATCATCACTGGTCTCTTGGTGAGTGACCTGTCAATGCCAAACTCTAAGCACTTCTTGGCAAGCTCATTACCCTGCTCTGCATCTGCTGCTACTAGGGCTGTTGTCCTCTCCGCTACGTTTGAGTAGATGTCAGAGGGTAGGTCTGATGGTATCAGGTTAGTAGCCCTGCCACCTGTCTCATCAAGAAGGATTGCTGATAGGTGCTGTAGTCCATTGCAGCTACCGTCTGCTGCACAGGGTAGGTGAGTATAGAAACCCCAGCCCTCACGCAGTAGACCATACCACTCAAAGCACCAGCCTAGAAATTGCCAAGGCTTGTCCGCTGTAGTCCACCATAGATAGTCTAGTGGGTTCTCAGCACACCTAACAATATCCTCCTCACTGTTCCATGCCCATGCAATACGATCAGCAAAGGACACCTTGTCATTACCAAACAGGTTCGCACCATGAATGGCAAGCCAGTCTGCATCAGCAGCATTGTTGATAGGGAAACCATTGTTGAACAATAACAATGCCTTACCCCAGTCAGCTACCTGTGGTGACATGAAGGACTCGACAGGATACTTACGAGAACGAAAGTCTAGCTGCCATACAAAGTAGAACTCTGAATGTTTAGCATACTCCTCTGCAATCTGAAGCGTCCTCTCTACCTGTATCCTGCGTGACATAGACTTACCGTTGTGTGTATAGATACGACTACGGTTCTTAGCCCAGTCCTTGTATACGTTTCTCTCCTCCTCGCTCAAGTCTTGTGGGTCTTTGTCAAAGGGATAGGCTGGAAGGTCTAGGTCAAACCTAGGTGGTAGGCCAGCCCACTCCTGTCCACTGTCCCATGCCTGACGCATGACCTGTAGTACCTGAGTATCAATAGTCCAAGGTGTACGCTGCAACCCATTGACAGCTTTGTACTCAAGGCTCATGTCCTGCTGGGACAGTCGGTCTAGGTATAGTTTACTGTTCTGTTTCAATGTACCCTCACTAATGGTAAGTCGTTGATAGCCTCGCTGTGATACCCACCACCTATTACATCTACCCAATCCTTGGGTGGAATGATTGATGGTGCATAGCGAGGACGCTTGGTCTCTTGGTATAGGTTGAACTTCCTAACCCACTCAAGAGTGTCAGGCGTAGCCTCAAGGTAGGTGACTGTCTTGTTGTTGCGCTGTCTATGCTTGCTTAGCTTGACCAGCCCTGTCTTGACAATGACCTTATCAATGAGCCTCATGCCCACATGGATACGTTCCTCGTTAGTCCATTCAGTTTCCTTCTGCTCTGTTGAGTTCAGTTTGTGTACCAAGCCCTGTCTCTTGTGTAGCTTGCTACTCTTTTCGTTAGCCTTCTTGATGAGCATCTTGGCTGGCTTACCATCTGTCTCTATCCACTGGGTCAGACGCTTCTGTAATTCCACGTTCATCCCAACGATACGAGCCACCTTAGTTAGAGTGTAGTGCTTTGATACTTCATCCACTACTGAAACCAGAGTGAGGTAGGCTACCTTGTGTGCATCCATCCCGCTTAATTTTTTCTTGGCAATATCACGGTTGGATGTGGTGTCCTTTTGTATATCCTTAACACCATCAGCTAGTGCATTAACGATACCAGCTATAGCTGCCCTGCCATGCTGCGTACTACTCTCAATGCCCTTCTCTAGTAACTTGTTGGTGTTGTGTTGGTATCTATCGACACCTGCCTGTAGCATCTGTCGCTCTAGTTCTTTCTGTTCTTCTAGTGTTGCCACGCTTTTCCCCCAATAAAGTTATGAGTGAAGATATAGTTATAAATACCACAAGAAGCAGAGGAAGTAAACCTAAAATTGCAAGATAGATTTTCAATTTAAATACCTCAGTTCGTTAGTGTCATAGTCAGGTCTGTTGTCATACTCCACAGGTTCATGCCACTCAGCATGACACTCATGGCAGTACCACACAACCTCCTCACCTACAGCATACAATGCTTCTGCTTCTCCATCGTTGCAGTGGTTACAAATCTTAAAGCCCATACTCATGATGCAGCTGCCTCCTCTTTGACGCGCATTAGTTTACCTGCTGTGTACCCATGCTTGTACTTGATGTAGTACTGTGCCTCAGTATCCTGATTGTATGCGTTGATATACTTGTCGTTGTGATACCCTGCACCATAGCCTAGTACATAAGCATCATCAAAGGTGTTACGTTTGTTAGCCCAGTTTCTCCAAGCATTTATCTGTGCATCACGCATCGTCAATCTCCTCTGCATCCTGTGCAAAGAACTCTCTATGCACTGTCTCAGGTTGATATTGTGGTGGTACATCAGTACCATACTCATCCGCTAGATCATAGGCTAGTTGTTCTGCTTGACCAGCATCTTCCGCATCTATATCAATAACTATAGACTCCTCATGGCATATAGCTACTCTGTATCTAGGCATCATCAATCTCCTTGTCATACTTGATAGGCACAACCCATAAAACTTCTGGATCATAGCCATTGGTTAAGGCTTGCACTTCCTGCATAGCTAGTTCCTCTGCATGGTCAAAGTCCTTAGCATCTACAGTAACAGTGCGTTCAGTTGTTACACGAACA